AAAAAAATGCAAAGATTGTAAATGCGATTGTCATTGTAAAGACGATTTACACATCAATAACTTTGATCAAGAACTATGTAATTGTGAGGGTTGTCAATGTTAGGAGTTGATGATGATGGAAAGGATATTACTAGGCATAGAGTGTTTTTTTAGAAGACTCTATGGTTACGCATTTAGAATAAGGATCAAATTCACAACAAAATTGAAACGGAGAATAAATGTACGAAACATTAAAAGAAGAAGTTAAATTACATGAGGGTTTTAGAGATGTAGTTTATAAAGACAGTCTTGGGAAACGAACAATCGGCTATGGTCATCTCTGCGTAGAGGATCATTGGGAAGATGATAAAAAATATGAAAAAGAATATTTAGATGAAATCTTTAATAAAGATTTTGATAATGCTCATCATAACGCCCTTACATTAATTGAAAATAGACAAATTAGTGATGTCGCTAAAGAAGTAATTATTGAGATGGTATTTCAATTAGGAATTGGCGGCGTATCTAAATTTAAAAATATGTGGAAAGCTTTGGATAGCGAAGATTATGGTGAAGCATCATTTCAAATGCTTGACTCATTATGGGCTAAACAAACTCCAGCAAGAGCTGGTAAATTAGCAGGTAAAATGCGGAGTGCAAAACTATAAGGAGTAACTATGTGGTTAAGTGCAATTAAACTAGCGTTAAACGCAGGAAGTCATATTTATAAAAAGAAACAAGAAACTAAAATGATGATGGCCAATGCTCAGGCTAAACATGCAGAGAAGATGGCAAACGGTGAACTTGAGTACAGTGGCAAATTGTTAGAGGCAAGGCAATCTGACTGGAAAGACGAAGCTGTACTTTTGATTCTGACTTTGCCAATACTGGTCCTTGCATATGGCGTTATAAGTGATGACGTAGAAGTCATGAATAAAATAAATGTTTTTTTCGATCACTTCTCAAACTTGCCGAGCTGGTTTACTAATCTGTGGATTTTAGTTGTTGCTAGTATCTATGGGATAAAAGGCACTCAAATATTTAAGGGTGGCATTTCTAGTAAGAAATAATGTCGGATAACACAGATCTTATAAACGAATACAAAGAACAAGTTCGTATTCTAAAAGGTGAAGTAGCTGAGTTGCAAGACGCAGGTAAATCCAAAGATAGTGCTAATAAAAGATGTTTGCAAAAATTAGAACATTCTCAACAAGACTTGGAACAAGCTAATAAAAAAATTACAGAACTAGAAGATCAATTACACAAACTAAATAAGAAAGATGATGAATGAATTTTGTATTGAACTTAATAATGTGTTCAGCTGTAGCTAACACTTGTTTGCCACCATACAAATATCCTGATCTATTTGTTGATGGGTATTCTTGTATGATAGCAGGTAATTATGAGTCTATTACAAAATTAGAAGAAATTGGTTACGAAGAAGTTAATAAAAATAAAATTTTTATTAAATTTTTGTGTACGCAAGAAGTTGATTTAACACCAAAACCAAAGGTTAAAACTTAATGGCTATATATCAAGGAAGAAAAGTTACACTTAATAAACCTTTTAGATTGCCTAAAGGTAGTTCAAAAAAAAGTGGAGTGTATGTAAAAAATCAAAAAACAGGGAAAGTCAATAAAGTTACTTTTGGCGATCCTAATATGAAGATCAGAAAGAATAACCCTAAAGCTAGAAAAAGTTATTTAGCTAGAAGTGGTGGAATTAAAACAAGTGGTCAAAAGACCTTATCAGCTAACTATTGGTCAAGAAAGGCATGGATGTAAATTATGAAAAAAGGTTATCATAGAACTAAAGATGGTCGAACTGCAAAAAAAGGTTTGTACTATTATATGAATAAAAGAAAAAAGGCAGGTACTAGTCGTAAAGGTAAAGGCACTGTATCTGACGTAGCTTTGAAAAGAGCATCTAAAACAGCCAAAGCTTAAACCGAATAGGATGTGATCTAACGATCATGATTTGATTTAATCAAATGGGATAGTGGTGGGTATTCAATTGACTAATATATTTAGTTCTACATATATTATATTTGTGTTATAGATATATTAACACTAATGATAAATAAATTATTTAGACTAGATATATTAAAGATAAATCTTTTAAATAGTTATTGTTTTAAAAGGTTAAATTTAGCTCTAAAAGTGATTACAAATCAATTGCTCTACCAACTGAGCTACAAGGGCAGTAAAAAAAAGCTTATATATAACGCCAAAATGAATTGCAATAGATTCGTTTTGGCTCTTTTTTTATGTCCGAAATGTAAGGTTTTTGCAAAATTTGTAGGAAAAAAGATAAATGAGAGATAAATGTGGCAAGATATATCAAGGATAATTGGGTCAAATGATTTCTAATTTACCTCAAAATAAGTCAAATGATTTATTGTAATAGTGTTATAAATTATGTATAACTATATTATAACCTATAAGGAGAGAGAAAATGGAACTAAATATAAGACCTGTTTATCTAAATGGTAAAAGAAGATATAGATGGAAATACATTGGTGATGATACAAAGCCAAAATCTATAACTAAGAACACATACAAAGAGTGCAAAGAAAAAGCTGAAGAAAAAATACAAGAAGTAGGCTTTACTAAATTTGACTCACAAGAAGTAACCCTTAACGAAGCTTATGAGTCTTTTTACAAAAGACTTAAATATAAAATTAGAGAGGGTGTTATTGAAGTTGGCCATGCAAAAGATTATGGTAGTTTTTACACTAATCACATTTTGCCATACTTTAGTAATGTAGATATTAGAAAAATAGGTGAGCAAGAGATTAATGGTTTTGTCAAATACTTAACTGACAAACTATTTAGTAATGATCTAAAAGCTAAAACTATTAGAAAAATATTTAATACTTTATCAGCTATTTTACAAAACCAAGTTGATCCACCAAATAGAAAAATAAAACGTAATATTTGCAAAGATGCTAATTGGATGACTATGGTTGTTACTAGTAGAACAAAACCAGAACGTATTGATTTTGACTATTGGAACATGGATTTAATAAAAAAGATTATCCATAATATTCCAAGATACGAAGTTAAATTAATATGCAAAATCCTTTTAGAGTGTGCATTAAGGCCTAGTGAGGCTAGATGCTTAACCTTAGATGACTTGCTAAACTTTGATCCTAGTTCTAATTTACCACCAATTATTGATATTAATAAATCAGTTAAGAGTGGTACTAAAAAAATAGGTGATCCAAAAACTGATAATGGTTTTAGACAATTAGTAATTTCTAACGATTTAAGGGATGAAATTAACAAATATGTAAAAACCTTACCAAAGGACCAGAATTATCTATTTTTAGATAAAACTAACTCACCTATACGCCTAGAAGCCATTATTAGAGGCATAGACAAGAGTTTAAATAAATTAGACCTTACGCTACCAATTAAGCGTAAAGGGTACTTCTTTAGGCATTATACGGCTAGTTTTTGGGCTTATACGTCTAAATACAAGAACGCTATCGACTTAGCCAAAGCACTTGGAGATAAGTCAATAGATTTTGTCCAAGATAACTACATAGCTTTATATCTCAAGAGTGAGAAAGAAGTTGAAAACGTAGATTATCAAAACAAACACTTTAATTGGAAATAGAGAGAGATATATGACAACAAAAAATGATCTATACGTTTATAGAGTTAATCATGGATGTAAGAGAGTAAAAAAATATAAATTAAGTACATTTATAAATAATGTAAATAAAGAATTATTTACTAAAAAATTTTTTATAAATGAAAAGGATGCTCAAGAACATATAAAGAAACAATAATTATTTATACCAATACTTATCGTAGTTCTCACTATTATAGAGAACTACATCCCATTCTATTTTTCGTTTAATACTTTTTTGTGCAAACTCCCTAGCTTCTTTTTCTAAAGCAAATATGGTGTTTGAAAAAAGAGTAAATTTATCTTTAGGTTTCCAAATTACAAAATACATAAAAAAAAAGGGGGAGATTTCTCTCCCCCTCTCATACACAACAAAATAAAAGATAAGTGGTTACAAAGCACTTATCAGTTGTTTTCACATTTTATTGACACTCACTTTTATAGTTACCCATATTGCTCTAATTTATAGAGGGAGCTGTTGGGTTATTATTAGGTGGAACGTCTTGACCTAACAATTCGTTTGCACCACTTGTAAAATAATCAAGTGGCTTTTTAAAATATCGACTAATTTTTAAAAGCTTAGTAGAGCTAATTCCATTTTGTCCTTTTTCATACTTTTGGATTTGTTGAAAAGTTACGCCGATTTGTTTTGCTAATTTAGTTTGAGTACACAATTTCTTTATTGGTCTTTTCCAAACATTTTTTGTTTCTCTATCAAAATGTTTGACAAAAATTTCATGATTTAATCTTGCTTCTTTAATTTTTTTTCCTATCTCTTTATTGAGTCTAGTTTCTTCTTCTGTTTTTTTGTAAGCTTTGTATGGTCTATTCATTCCTCTCTCCTTAAATTTGGCGGACAAGTAGCCTAGAGTTTTTTACAACTTTTAAGTTCATTATTAATTAGCCACTAGAATAAATGAATTTTGCATCTTCATTCTCAGTGCCTACAATTTGCCTATAAGTTTTGTCATACTTCTTTTTTGCATTTAATGTGTGAACACATTGACGACCTTTATTCTTCGCTGGTTT